GTATTGATAAATCACTTTTAAGTGTATCAGCCTTNCTCATTAAATCAGCGTCACCCGAAACCACAGCTTTCTTGTACAATTCATCAGCTTGGCTCTCTTTCGCATTAATTGACTGTTCTTCAGCAACCAAAATATTACTTGATAAGTGTTGTGTTTGATTTAATAACTGTTGATTTTCAGCGTGTTTTTCAGCCAATAATCTTTCAGCTTGAATTGCACGTTGCTCAACTTCTTTATTACGCTGGTTGAGAGTGTTGATACGTTTACTGACATTTTTAGTATATTTATCTAGCTCATCATCTGAATCTACTGCGGAATTAGTTTGCACTGCATCATCAACGATAGAAATTTGCGGTTCTTCTTCTTGTATTTGTTCATTTATCTCAGTCATTAAGCTCACCTATAAGGAAATTATGTCGTCTGGGTTTTTTATAGTTCCGATGATTTCGTCATCATTTATTATTCTCACTTCTCCACCATCTTCAAGTTTAAATCTAGCACCTGAATATCTTCCAATCAAAACCCAATCACCTTTTTTACACCAAGGTTTACCATACTTCTTTTCATCACTATAACAAAGAGGTCCTGTCTTGACCACATAAGCTACAACAGTAGCTAACGATTCTCTGTCGATCGTATCTTTTGTTAATACAATTCCACCTTTGGTTCTTTTTTTACCACGATAAGGTAAAACTAAAATCTTCCAACCAGTAGGTTGCGGTATTCTTTCTAACGCTGTTGCGTCTAATTTTGTTGGGTCTAATACAACTTCGTCAGGGTCAACCCATGCTGATTCCATTTTATTTTCCATTTTTTTACTCATTCCTCTAATTTTTTATAGTTAGATATAAACTCTTGCATATTGTACAACTGATGAAGCTGTCCTTGCAAGAACTTATGCTGTTCCATGTCACGCAATGAACCACTCATATATATATTTTGTATATCTTTTAATTGAAAATTTAATTCTTTTTCTAGTTCTGTGAGTATATTTATAATATCCATTATTTTCTCATTGTATAATCCATACCACGTTTAGCTGCACCACCACCTTTGCATTGGTGAATTTCCATAGCACCGCCTTTCATCATTTTTGATTTACTTAAAGCGATAGCAACTGCTTGTTTTTGTGGCAGACCTTCAGCTGTCATTTTTGAAATATTTGCTGAAACAGTTTTTTTAGAATTACCTTTTTTTAATGGCATTTTACTTCTTCTTAGCTGCTTTTTTCTTAGTTACTTTTTTCTTAGCTACTTTTTTCTTTGGTTCTTCAACCTTTTCTTCAACCTTTTCTTCAATTTTTTCTTCAATTACTTCTTGTTTTTTTACTGGTTGAACAACTGGTTTAGGGTTAGGAACCACTCCACCAGCTTCTATAATTGCCATTTTTTTGGCAATCCTGTCATCTGATGCTTTTTTTCTAGCAGCTAGTTGTGCTTCTGCTTCAGCATAATCTGCTACTTCTTTTGCACGATCAATTTTTTTCTGAGCTTTTAATTCATCTATTTCTGTTTGTCTGATGGAAGATACCATTACTGTCTCCTGTATTTTTGTTCTAGTTCTAATAATTTTAGATTAGCTTGTTGTTTCATGCGATCTAATCCCAATTGCAATTTATCATCTGCAATTGTTTTTGAAACGTCTAATCGTTGTTGTGCTAATTCAGCATCTATCATTGTTTCTTGCTGGCTTGATTGTTGTTTGGCAGCAAAATTCTGTTGGTCAATATCAATTTCTTTATCTTTCAATTGTAGTTCTTGTTGGCGAATTGCAACCAATGGGTCACTCTGATTGTTATTTGGTATTGTTGCTAAGAAGTTATTAGTAAGTTCAGCCAGAATTGGTGATGACATTTGATCCATCATCATTAATAATTCTGCCTCAATCTGTTGAGCTTGCTCTGGCGGTACTTGTTGCATTTGTTGTTGTAGACCACTAATCCTTTGTTGCATTTCTGGTGGCATTTGCTCTGACGCAATCTGACTAGATAAAAATTGCAGATGTTGCATAACATGCGAAATAATTAAAGATTGAATTTGCGGATTCTCTTGCACCACACTTACTTGGAATAAACCAGAATGTGCTTGAATATGAGCTTCATGGTTCTGTTGTGGAAATGCTTGAGCTGGTTGTCCTAACAAAAATCCACTGTTTTCTAGTCCAGCATCAACTGGTTTAGGTGTCATATCTGGTGGTGGTTGAAGTAGGCTTTCTACATTATCAATACCTAAAGCACCATACATACGCTTGTAGGCTTCATAAATACCTAATGGTCCATGTATATCTGGGTTAGATTGAACCATTTGCAGTAATTCTTGTGCCAAAGTAATACGTTGGCTTTGGCTAAATATATTAGGATCACTGACAGGTACTATGTCAACTCTACTGTCAAAATCTGTTTGTTTGATTTCTCTAGGCGCAGTGCCTGTATCGTAATCATAAGTTGGCGGTAAAAATTCCGAAAAGACTGTTGCTAACAAATTAAACTCTAGGCGCTGGCTGTAATGCAATCTTTTGTGAATTGCAGACATCACTTTAGTACCACGTTCAAGTAATGCAACTGTTGTACCAACTGGCATATTTCCGTTGGCATCGCCTATATTTGTATCTGCTATAGAAGCAAATCGTTTGCCAGAATCTATCAATATACCAAGTAATTGCATTAAAACATTACTTGGTTCTTTGATTGGCAATGGAATGAGGTTTTCTCTCAAAGAACCACCAGTAGTATCTATGTCTCTAAATTCACCCGGTTGTAATGGTTCTGCTTCATCTCTAATTCGCATACCTCTGGCTTTAAATCCAGCTGGTAAGTTAGATAATGTACCAGCATCTATTAATTGTCTAAGGATAGATGTAGTTGCTTTTGATAAGCCGCCAATCATGTGTGATAGACCTAGACCATAAAACCCTAAACCGGGTAAGAACTTGTATTGCACAAAATAATTGATTTTATTTTTATCAGGATCATCAGGACTGTAATTTCTTCGTATGGCTAAAACTTCATTAGCTGACTCATCCAAAGTGACAATATATGGTAGTTTTAACCCAGTTGGCTCACCTTCTGCATTCAAATCCTCATAGCCTTCTATATCAAGAATAGTATGGACTTCGTAAATTGTGCGGTTTCGATCTTCTGTATATGAAGGTGTTACACCCTGAATATTGTCAATTTCTTGTTGTACATCATCAGTGTCAGTGTATGAATCATCTGGTATTTCAATATCTGCATAAAAACCAGACAATTGTTGTTTCTTTATTTCATTGCGAGACATGCTAATAACATGTGTTATGCGTTCAGCTGTAGACATATCTGGTGCTTCATATGGCACTATTAAATCTTCAGGTGGAATAAATTTACTGACAGCACGTTTTAATGAAAAATCAAAATAGATTTTTTTGAAAGCAGAGCCAGCTAATGGTAAATAAAATAGCATTTGGTCTAGCTCAGGATCATATTCTTTCATTACATTCATGATGTAATAATTCATAAATTCTTGAACGCGATCAGCTTGGCTTTCTGTTTCAGCAGTTCGCATCCCAATAATCTGAGTCTTAACTGGTCCTTTAGCTGGTAACAGTTCCTTATATGCCTGTGCTTGGAACTGTGTCACTGCCTCAGCCAATATTGGATGAACTACACCACTTGATCCTTGAAATGGTTGTGAGCGTGACTCATCAAATTTCATACCAAGGTATTGTAATCCATCTGTGTATGTTTTTTCCCATTCAGAACGTGATTCTAAATCACCTTGAATAGAATCTATAAGGTCACTAGATAATCTACTTAAATCTGATGAATCTAAATTTTCAGCTATATTTGCGTAAAAATCCTCAGCTTCTTCAGGCTGGTTCATTTCTTCGTTTAATTCTTCTTCAGTAAAAATTCCTTCTTCAGAAACTAAAATATTGGCAGCTTCGCTAATTTGTTCTTCACGAGTTTGCTCTGGAGTAATTTCCATTTCACTGCCAAATTCTATAATATCTGGGTCATTTTCTGTGCCTAAAACTCGTTCAACTGCCATATTAATTCCTAGTGATATACTGTATTTTCATCTATTTCTAACGCATCAAGATAAAATAAATCTTCATCTATCCCTGTTAATTCACCTTCAAGGGTCAAACCTTGAATATTACACAATAATTGTGCTTTCTTTTTTGAAGAAGCAAAAACATTAGGTCCAGCATATTCTTTATCTTCAAATACAAATGATGTAATCCAAATCTTCATCTAATAATATACTGTTCTGTTCTTTTTTAACAGTTTGACCTCATCTTGGTAATCTGCATTTAATGATAAGAAACCACCTTGCCTAAATCTCATTAAAGCCATTGTCATGCTATCCACATAATCATCGTGATCTCCATAAGGAAATGAAGCACATTCTTCTCTAACTTCATCTGCAAAGATTTCATCTGGCAACCATACCATTCCTGATTCAAAAATTGGTGCAACACTGTTCATTCTAGCTACTTTATCCTGTCCTCTTGATGGCGTATAAGCAGTAACTGGTATGCCCATACGCCTTAATTCTTGTGTTAAGGGCGTTCCAGAGGCTTTTGCTTCAATTAAAACGCAGTCTGGCTCCCAATATTTATACTCATCCCATGCTAACCTTTTCAGCTCTGGAAAATCAACTCTGACACGTTTTGCATCTAATAATATTATATTTGGCTGACCATCATCTTCATGCTCGAAAATTGCCCAAGTAGTGATGGCTGAGTAATCAGCGGTTTCTTTCTTAGAAAAAGCAGTATCATAGCTTTGTATAACGTAATTGTAAGCTGGTACTTTTTCACCTACCCACTCTTTCCACCACTCTCTTTTAACAATAGAACCTTCTTCTGATGTGGGATTTTGCATCCATTGGGCATTCCATTTAGCTACTGGCAATGAGGCTTTGACACTTAATAATTCTTCTTTTTTCCAATATTCTGACCACAAAGGATTGTCAGTTTCTGGCATAATTGCTGGAAATTCTACTACTTCCCACTTATCTGCATATTCATCTGTTTGTTTTTTTAATAACCTACCAACCAAATCTTTGGTAGACCAGCGTGTCATTACAATAATTATAGTTCCGCCGGGTTGTAATCGTTGTCTTGGACCAGATGTGTACCATTCATAGGCAGATTCCATTGATTTTGGTGAAAGTGCATCTTGCTCAGAATGTGGATCATCAATAATCAATAAATCCGCACCACGACCAGTAATTGCACCACCTACGCCAGCGTAGAATGATTCCCCTTCTTGGTTGGTAGTCCATCTACCAGCTGATTTGTTATCTGCTTGTAATCTTAAATTTGGGAAAATTTGCTTATAATCTTCGCTATCAATTAAGTTTCTGACTTTACGACCAAAACGAACAGCTAATTCAGCGGTATGCGTACATTGTATTATCTTCAAAGCACCATTTAGACCCATCATCCAAGCTGGTAGATAGGTACTAGCAAACTCTGACTTTGAATGTCTAGGTGGCAAACATACAATTAATCTTTTTAATTTACCTGTGGCTATACGATTAAATTTTTCTGCAATTATTTTGTGATGTCTACCCATAATAAAGGTATCACCCCACATATACTTGACGAACTTTAGGAAATCAGTGTGACATTCAACTTGTTTGTCAATTTGTTCATAACGATTGAGCAAAGACACTGCTTCATCTTTTTCTGCTTGAGAAAGAATATCAAAATCTTTTATAGATACATTTTGCATAATTTATAATCAGGCGTGGTTGCTAGATAGTGACAATATTTGGTCAACCACGCCCTAAGCAGAAATGGATAACTGCCTAAAGGTAGTATAAATGGATTTATACATCATGCCATTCTTTTCCTTCAAATAATAAAGATTCAGCTTCACGCCTTCTGATTAGACCATCCAATACCTTGCCGCCAGCTTTGTTCCATCTTTTAAACTGAGCTGGTATCTCATCGTATTTTTCTAGGTTCAATAAACGCAAAAGTGTTGATTCAGCTAAGTTTTTTGGTCCTAGATTAAAAGTAAAAGCAACCAAAGCGTCAAACTGGCTAGGTGTTAGCTTCACTGTAACTTGTTGATTGACGTAATCTTCAAATTCAACTAAATCATCAGCTAACATAGATTCTGCCTCATCTTTTGTACAACTATCGCCATCTTTTACGTTAGCTGTATGCCCATAACCTAAAGTGGGTACATCAGCAGCGCATCTATAGCTTTCTGTGCGACAACCTTCAAACTTTTTGATTAATTCAATGCCTTCTTGACTAATTTTCATCTTTTTCTCCATTACTTTTAGTAACTTTTCGATAATAAACAATAATTTCTTGCATTTCATTAATGTATCTCTTTAATTCTTGCATGTTATATGCCATTAATTCGTAATCAGGCACACTCATAGCAAAGAAAACAAGTTGTCCTTGTTCTTTTTCTACTTTTACAAGAAATTCATCAATATTTGCTTTAGATACAACATACCAGTGCGGTTCTTTCAAATCTATTGCTCTGGGCATAATTGGCTGAACAATAACTTTTTGAACAGCTTTAGTTATTATTTTAACTTCTGGTTGTTTTTTAGGTAGAATCTTCTGATACAGGCTGCAACTGCAAACCATCGTCAATACTATCAAGTAACCTAGAATCTTCTTCAATACTCTCAAACACATCTTTAGTTCCTTTATTAGCTCTTGTTTCAATTAAATTAGGCTTGGCATTTGCTAGTTTTGTTAAGCTATGCCTTCTAAAAACATCTAAATAACTGTTCATTTCTTGCTGTATCTCATTACTACGCGCTTGTATTGCTAAAAGACCTTCTGTTTGTTCGCTAAAATCATTTTGTAACATAGCTATCGTTTCAGCTTGTTCTTTATCTCTCAATTCAAACGCTTGATTTAATGATTGCAGTGTAGCATTTTCATTCCAGAGGTAATAACTACCTAGTGACATGATTAAAATAACACCAATTAATATTTTACTCATTTTTTTATCCATTTTGTTTATTATTCTGGCAACTTTAACATATTTGTATAAGTTTTTACAACTGTATATTAAAGGTTTTTCTTTAACTTCCTAACTACTTTATCATTATCAAAAATTGGTGCGTATATCTTAACTGGTATTTCTTTACCTTTAACATTGATTTCATCAATAAAATGAGACTTGCAAGTTATTTGGTTTTTAGTAAATTCAGACATTAAAATGGGCGTATCGTAAGTTCTTGTTTGCACTTCAAGCCTAGCTGCTAAATTTACTGCATCCCCTACCACAGAGTAATCAAATCTTTCTTCACTGCCCATATTACCTACAATACATTGTCCTGTATTCAATCCAGTGCCAATCACTACTGGTGGTAAATCTAATCCTTCTTCTTTAATGTCTTTATTCATTTGTTCAGTTAATAATTCTATTTCCATAGCTGATTTCAAAGCCATTTCTGCGTGATTAGGACAGTCTAAAGGCGCACCCCACCATGCCATTAAACAATCTCCCATAAATTTATCTATAGTACCGCCATTAGCTAAAACAATCTTAGACATACCATCTAAAAATCTATTGATTAGCAATACTAATCCTTCTGGATCATCGTTTTTCATATAGGCTTCACTAATTGGAGTAAAACCAACTATGTCTGCAAAAAGGAAAGAAAGTTCTTTTCTGTCTCCACCAAGTCTCAATTTTTCGGGGTGTTTTTGGAGTTCTTCTATCATTTCACGTGATAAATACTTTTGGAATTGCTTTTTAATCTGCTGGCGTAACTTGTACTGTTCTCTAAATCGTAAGTAAAACGCGGTAGAGCCAGTTATAAATTG